GAATGAGCCGCGAAATCTCGCGGCAGTTGATTGAAGCCTACCTCAACTTCACTCCAGACCATTTGGACTTGAAGCGGCAGTCTCGCAAGATGGTTGACGAGGCGTTGATGAAGGGGATGGGTACGCTTTGGACTGAACTGATTACGCTCGACGCCCCAGGCGAGCCGGTTCGTGTTGTCGGCTCGTTCTACGATACGGTTGACAACCTGTTGATCGACCCAGATTTCGACAACATGGATGATATGCAGTGGTGCGCTCGCCGCTGTATCCGCCCGCTCGAAGAGGTTGCTTCCCAGTTCCAGATTCCAGAGGGCGACCTGGAAAAGCACCTGGACGGCAACGCGGACATCAAGGCTGACAACGAGCCGCGGACGAACAAGCGGAAGCCCGGCCAGACCCAGCGGCTTGTTACCTATTACAAAGTGTGGAGCAAGTGCGGGCTTGGCGACCGATTCAAGGACGCTCCGAAAGAGTCGAAGGGGATTTTCGACGCGGTTGGTAAATACACCTACCTCGTCATCTGTGAAGGAGTCGAGTACCCCTTAAATCTGCCTCCCTCTGTAATGGATGAAGAGGTCGATCCGCAGACCGGACTGCCCCAGAGTCTCTTGGTCAGGACGGCGTGGCCCGTTCCGTATTACGTTGAGCCGAACGGCTGGCCTTTCACTCCGTTGGCATTCCATCCCAAACCGGGTTACGCATGGCCGGTTAGCCACATCAAACCGGGCATTGGGGAGTTGCGAATGTTGAACTGGGGAATGAGTTTCCTCGCCAGCCGCATTGCGACTTCGTGCGAAACCATCCTCGCCGTACAGAAGGCCGCCGACCAGGAACTCAAGGATCAACTCCTCGCACCGTCCGAAGGTGGGTTCAAGGTCGTGGAGTTGGCGGAACTCCTGGGCCGGCGGATCGAGGACGTTATTAGCGTTTTCAGAATGCCGGAAGTCACGAAGGACTTGTGGGACATTTTGACCGCGGTTGCCGAACAGTTTGCGACCCGCACCGGCCTGACAGAGTTGGTGCAGGGCTATACCCGCGCAATGTTTCGATCGGCCGCCGAGGCGACGATCAAGCAGGAAAACGTGTCGATCAGACCCGACAACATGGCAAATGAACTTGAAAATGCGATGTCAACTCTGTCGCGTCGCGAGGCTCTGGCCGCCCGCTGGTTGCTCGAAACCGGTGACGTTGCCAGCATCCTTGGCCCGATGGGTGCCATTGCCTGGGAGAAGCACGTTGCCAAGCGCGACCTCGCATCCCTCTCCCGAGACTTCTTATTCCGCGTCGAGGCTGGCAGCGCGAGGAAACCCAACAAGGCAAGCCGCGTCGAGCAAATGACACTCGCCGTGCAAACGCTCGCCCCGATCCTTGCACCGCTGGCTTCGAGCGGACTTGTCCAACCGTTCAACAGCCTCATCTCTGATTGGGCTTCCTCGCTCGACATCAACGCTGCCCCCTATCTCATCCCTCCCCCGCCGGCTGCGCCGCCCGGTCTGCCCCCCCCTCCCGCAGAGCCGGGCAAGGACGCGCCGGTGGGGGAGGTTGACCAACTACCACCGGAGTTGGCCGGGTGAGCAAATCCGAGAGGAAGCGGCGATCAAACCTCTGGACTCGATACCGACTGACCACACGGCAATGGGAGAAACTTCAACATGATTGCGGAGGCATGTGCCAGATATGCGGCCAGCCTGGGCAGTGCGTCGATCATTGCCACGCCAGTAATAACATTCGCGGGTGGCTGTGCCGACGTTGCAACTACGGTCTTGCAATCTTTGGCGACTCGCTGAAAGAACTTTCCAAGGCCGTTGACTACTTGGTGAAATATGAGCGTCGTGCCAAGCGAAATCCGAATCCTGGGAGCCGAAGCGGTTGCCATGTTCGAGAGATTGTCATCGGAGTACGGGGAAAAGTGGGCCGCAATGGTGGTGCTGCAACAGCCGCCGGGTCTTCGAGGAACCGACCGGACGCTGATGGAGCGGCGTTACAACGGGGAGTGGCTGAACGATATGTCGCCCGACATAGCGTCAAGGATCGTCAGGGAAGCAAAGGCCGCCGGAATCCCCATTAGCGGCAAGTATTACTGTTCAAGCCTCGCGGACGGGCGTGCGCACCGCGATCCGGCTGCCTGGATCGACTCGGCCGCGGACATAAAAAAGGTGGCCGCAGAGCGAAATCTCAACGTCACCGGAGCCGTCACGCACAAGCGGGTGGAGTTGCCACCGACCCCGTCAGTGCCGATCGGAGCGCAGGCGATGAAGAGGCTCTCGGCTATTGAGCGAAAACGTCACCCCGGCAAAAAGGCTGGCGAGATTCGCGAAATCGTCATCGACAAATATGCCCCAACCTGGAAACGAGCGAGCAAGTAAATGTTCTGCGCCCAAGACGTTGTTTACCACCTGTTGACCACCACGGGCGGCGGCGCGCAGGACGGCGAGCATCACGCCATCCGCGGGGCAGTCCTCCACGGCGTCCGCGAGGTACTCCAGGTGCGCGATTGGTTGTGGCACACCAAGACGGGAAGCATCACGACCAACGAGGTTACAACCACGGCAACCTCGACCGGCATCGTGGCCGGGCAATACACCATCACGGTTGCCGACGCCACGGGCTTCGAGGTTGGGCGGCTCGCCTACGTTGACCCAGGTTATTTCGACCTCGCCATTCGCGTTGTCTCAAAGAACGGCAACGTCATCACGGTGGATCGTCCAGCCGCGACCTCGAAGGCGTCAACCACGCCAGTGACGGTCAGGTGCCAGACGTTCTACGATTTGCCGCTGGAACTCAAGGACATCGACGCCCTGGTCAGCAATGTGGTTGGCACGCTCCACTGCTACCTGACGCCGCAGGAGTGGCAGCGGCTGGAAATCAACACTCGCGGGGCGGGTGAGCCGTACTACTACACCATAATGCGGTCAGATACTGCACCAGATCGCTACCAGATTCGATTCGTTGGCGTTCCGATCGGCGGAACGGTGTTGCACTACACCTACCGTTATCGTCCCGCAGACATTCGGTACATGGGGTATGAGCAGTCTTGCCGCCAGGGGACAGTGACTGTCGGCAGCGACCTCAAGACCATCACCGGGACAGGAACCGATTTCTCTGTTCAGCAAGGCGGGGCAGTCATTCGTTTTGGCATCGGCACGAACGAGGCCGACCCTCTCGGCGCGCTCTATCCGTTTGATCGGGAGCGAATCATCGACACCGCCACGACTTCAACAAGCCTGACGGTTACGGAAACCCTCGCCGTCAGGACAAACGTCAAGTACGCGATCAGCGACCTCATCGACTGTTCGCCGCAGATGTATACGGCCATCTTGAGCGCGGCGGAAATGTGGTACGCCCGCTTGGCCGGTCGCAGCGCGAAGGACGCCGTTGCTCTCTTCAACCGCGATTTGCGATTGGCGATGGAAGCCGACGTTGTTTCGCCAATGTCTGGCCGCCCGCGGCATCTCGACTTCCCGACCTTCCGCTCTATGGGCTGGAAGTCTGCCCAACTACCGGACACCCTATGAACATTGAGAAGTGGGTTGGCTTAGTCACGGCGGCCTCGCCGTATTCGGTTCCTCCCGGCGGTGCGGTCGAGCAGAACAACCTCCAGGTGCGGAAGCCTGGACAGTTGACCCCGCGGCCGGGAATGTCACTGATCTACCAAGGCACTGCCGGGGCGGTGCTGTCGCTCTACCGGGCAACGGACGGAAAGAGTGCAAACGATCGCCTCATTTCATGCCGCCTCACCTTCGGCGACGGTGCTTCCACCAATCAGTATGTGACGCTTGAACATCTCGTCTACTCAGGCTCCACCTGGGTCAACGGCGAGATTTTCAAGACGGCAGGAACGAAAGAGACGCGACCGTCCATCTGCCAGGATCGGTTTGGTCATATCTATGCGTTCTTCGGCGGCGGCATTACGCCGCAGGCGTTTCGCTACGAAATCAGCGACAAGTCGGTGGCCTTCGGAATGCCGGCCCCGACCGTTGCCCCGTCCGTTTCTCCCGTCGGCGACGGTTGGTTCATCGAGCGAGTAGACGTTCTTAGCAGCGGAACGTCCTACTACACCCCGCCGGTCATCACGGTCAGCGATGGCAGCCCAGACCGCAACGCTTCTCTTCGGGCGGTGGTGCAGGCCGGGGCGATTGTCGCCATCGACGTTGTTGACGGCGGCTCGAACTTCCGATCCGTTCCGACAATCACTGTCAGCAACGAACAGATCGGAACAGGCTTCTTTGCCGTCGGCACGGTTGTGGTTGACCCTGCGGTCTATGGCTACAAGGAGTCAACCGCACCCACGACTTACAACTCTGGGTCTGGTGCGACAATCACCAACGGCACGCTGACCACCACGCACCAGTACGGCGTGTCGCAGAGCGGCAGCGTCACCATTGCCTACCGCGAGGCGATTGGCGGCGACGTTAAGCGGGCGTTGACCACGTTCAATCAAGTCACTGGCCGATACACCGCCCTTGTTCCGTTGACGGCTGTATCTCCCGCCACCGGGAAAGACGCATACGCCAAGATCGAGTTTGCCGCAGCCTCGTCGGCATACAAAGTGGGAGCCGCTTACCCTTCTTGGACGGCGTTCCAGACCAACGACAATCGCGTGTCAACAACCCTGTCTGGCGCATCGGCTTACTATCAGTCGAAGCGAGTGGGCTGGGACACGGCCGGAACCGGCGGGGCAGACTCATACTTCTCGAACTCAGCGTCGCCAGCAAACAAGGGCATTGCCACTAGGTTTACCTACTGGGGTTCCGCGAATGTGGATTCTTTCTGGGGGCTTGGATTCACGCCAAACACATGGCGGTTTGCAAAGTCTCAGGTCAGGATCAAAGGCATCACCCCTGACGATTGGCTCGGTAACAACAAGACCATTCAGAGTTGGGGTGCGTACTATTTCCCCGACTACACCAGCGTCTCCTACAAGATGCTCATCGGCCCATGCACGGCCGACTCGATGGCGAACGAGGCGAACTGGCAGACCTTCTCGTCTGTGGTTCAGTTCGCAACCGTCAGCAACGTGAAGTACCCATACATCGACGTTCCGCTTCGCCCTACGAAGAAAGATGACGGCTCGTCATATTCCCAGACAAGCAAGACGGTTTTCCCGACCGCCCGCGTGTATCTGGCGTACTGCCCAGAAACATGGACTTGCAACAACACCGCACCATCTGACAGTAACGACTACAACAAGAAGTGGCCCCCCCATAGCGGGCAAGACCGCCTCTCCACAGCAAACGGAAACTCCTCAACGCTCCATAGCAACAACCAGGACACCAACACGCGGTGGTACGCGGAGGGTTTTGCTACCGGCTTTTTAACGCCGAAACCCATCGTGGACTTCCGATCCTCACCGCTTGACCCAGCGATAGCAGTCTCTGCCCTAACGTGCCAGATGGTCAATCCCGGCGCGCAGATGGAGGCCGGCACGGCGTTCGCCATCCGCTTCGAGCAATACAACGCATACGATTACCAGATTGAGGAAATCGGGAAATCGACATCGTGGACTTCGTCAGGCCCGGCAGAGTCTCAGAAATATAGGAACTACGGCGGCGGATCGCGCCGCTCGTCTTTCGGCTCGACCTACACCGACTTCTACTTCCAAGCCAACGCGGCAGATACCGCCGGAAGTGCGGCAGCGTTCTTGACGCCCGGCGCGATTTATGGCACGCCGACCGTAACCGTGTTTGGGTCTGGCTGGACGGCCGCAGGCCAGACGGCGGCAGTCTATTTTCCGACAAGAAGTGTCTCGGACTCCGCGGCCGATCCTGCGAGTTGGACAAGCGGATCGGGCAACCAGCGAGGCTATGGTTTTTCTACCGAACTAATCGTGCCGGCAAGCCCGCAGAAAACGATTGGAACGCTCGACCTCATCAGCGGCGGCCAGAACTACTACCGAGAGCCGACGATCCTGTTTCGCGGTGGTGGCGGATATGGGTTGAAGGTTCAGTCCACGCAAGAGGCTGGCAAGATCAAGAGTCTCGCCATCATCGACGGCGGCGACGGATTCAGCGGATCAACATCTCTCTACACCGACGTTCAGCCAGCGAAGTTGATGCCGATCCTCCGCGGCACCATGCGCGGGAAATATAGGTGTGCCTACCGGTTCGCGGACTACAGCGAAACGGCGATCCTGCCCGCCAACATCACGACGGCCCGAGGATCAAAAACCGCAACGCTGACATTCACAGACTCCGCAAATACCGCGACATACCTCTCGCAAATCAAGCCTGGGATGCAGTTGACCTGGCGCGGCAATGCCCCGTTCAGCCTGTTCGCAACGTCGCTCGCAAACCAAACGCTGATTAACGTGCCGACGCTCGACGGCATCTCGGTCGGAACGTCAGTCACCGATTTCCCGTCAGGGGTAACTGGTGCTGGCGGGCGGTTCGTCGCGAGCCTTGTTCAGCCCGTAGCAACGACCGCATCGGCGGCCAGCACTAACAGCGCAACCTTGGTTGTGACGAGCGCAACCAGCGTCCAGGTGGGAATGTCTGTTCGAGGAGATGGCGTCCCAGAAAACACCATCGTGTCAGCAAAGGCAGGAAACACCCTGACGCTCTCCATCCTGGTGCCGGCCGCTACGGCCGGCCAGTGGCAGACTTCGCCGGCATTGGCAACAGTCCCAAACGCAACTCCCCTCACGTTTGGCCCAAGCATCACCATCTCGGCGGGCATTGCCGCATCGGCTGCCACAAATCTGGCATTGCAAACGCAACTCCGATTCGGCGAATCGTCCATAGACCATCTCGTCAAAATCGTTTCTATCTCTGGAAATCAAGTAACGCTGGCGACGCAAGCCAACCAGACCGGAACTGGCCCGGTTCGAGTTCGCGATATGACGAATCCTGTCACCTACTCGAACTTCTCGCCCATCGTGGACATTGACGCCGACGCCAACGGAAGCGGCCGGGCATCCCAGTTGGTGTGGTCGCTCTCTGGCGTGACGCCGCCAAGCCGGGCGCAGTTCGTGGAGTTCTTCCGAACGTCCGCGGATCAGTCCCTGGTGTTCTACCGGCTCGACCAGTACGGCCGCGTCGAAAACGGCTCGATCGTGATTTACGGAACTGACGGCATATCGGACGAAGAACTGTTTGACCCCGACCGTCCAGCATACGCCTCATTGCCAGTGGTGCTGCCGAACGGCGGCCTCAATGCTTACCGATTTGGCACCGCCCGAAACGATATGGCCGTCGCGGTCGCGTGGAAGGATCGTCTCTGGTACGGCGTCTCCACCAGCGGCAAAGACCAAAACACGGTCTTCTTCTCAGAGTATGACGAGTTCGAGTCTTGCCCCGACACGAACGAGTTGCCGATCCAGGGGAATCTCCGCACCACCGACTATCTCACGGCACTGATTCCATTTGGCTCTGCACTGATCGCGATGCAGACGGCACATTCCTACATCGTCAACTTCAACACTGACCCCGCCGTTGATGCCATTATCACGCTGTTAGCACACCGTGGCTGCCTTAGTCAGACTTGCTGGGACATTTTTGATGACCAGATTTACGCGGCCGACGAGCGTGGCATCTACCGGCTAACCAGTAGCGGTGACGTTGAGTCGTTGAGCGAGCCGGTGCGGGATTGGTTTGACGAGGCCAGGATTTGGCTTGGCAACCCGAATATGCTGTTTCTCCGCATCGACCCGAAGACCGCGATCTTGCGGTTCTTCGCCATGACGGGGTCGGCTGTTGGCTATCCGAATGTAACACTGTGCTATCACATTACGAATAAGACTTGGTGGACAGAGTCGTGGCCGAACTCACTGACTTGTTCGTGCGACTACAGAGTGCCTGCAACAAGCACTACCGAAACCATCTACGGTGCATTTGACGGCAACGTATATCAGTTCAGCGGGCTGACCGACGTTGCGTACCGAGACGCCGCAAGCGTCACCATTACGAACCCTGGAAGTGGGTACACCACGCCGCCCACCATTTCGACAAATACTGCTTCCTCTGGCGGCGGCGGGTCTGGCGCACGATTTCGTGGCGTTGTGCAAGATGGCAAACTTGTTGATGTCATTATCCTTCGAGGCGGGTGGAACTACGGCACGACAAGCACAACCACCGATTCAGTTACAGGGGAAGTGACGGCGACGTTCAATGAAGCATTCGGGCTGACCATCACGGGCGGCGGCGGAACCGGCGCGGCGGCAACGGCATACGCGAGGCCGCCAAGCACAGGCGTGGATGCCACTACGGAACTCCCAATCCTGTTTCGCACGACAGTCCCGTGGAACATTCGCACCGGGCCGATGCCGCTGGTCGATGACAACACCAGGGGCGGCGACGCGCAGATTGACCGCTCTGTTGGTGTGATTTACCGTCCCACCGAAACCAGCACCACTCTGGTACTGCGGGAGTATTTCAACAACTCCGCGAATGCCCGCAACAACGCGATGCCGCGAGACAGGGGTACGGGATTCATTCACAAGGCTCCAGGCGGAAGAACGACACTCGATATGCTTTCCTCCCAGTTGCCCAGCGGATTCTCAACCGGGCAGGCAAGTGCGAGGTTTGCCGGCCGGTCGCTTTCCGACTTGTCATCGTCCGACAAGCACATTGCTGTTGAACTGGCTTGCGATGCCGTAGCGGCAAACTCAACAGACCCGTCTCCATCGTCGGTTCTGTTATACGCTGTTGAGGTCAAGGGGGTTGCTGATGGCAGCCAATAGTGGCTACTTGGTATCGTCGCTCATCGAGGGTGGACTTTCCCCCGCGGCGGCGTCGATCATCGCCAACGCACTGGCAAACGCATCCAGCCCGCAGTTGTCGAGCGGCAACGATCGCGTGGACTCGACGCCGGCAGAGCAACTCCGGCTTATCACGCCAGACACGCGGCGGTATCAACTCACGAACCTGGACTACACGCCAGCCGAGCCGTTTCAAAAAAGGATTTCCAGCAACGTCAACGCTTACGAAGGCGGGCCGGGCGACCACCCCTACAAGGACAGTCAGCCGGTTGCACCAACGCCGCCTCTCGCCCAGCCAGCCGTCAGAGGCTCCGACTACATCACGGTCAACAACATAGTCGAACGCAACTCGAACATCTCGGAGGTCAGCCTCGACCTTCGGCGAGACACGGGCGGCAGGCATCTGCGGCTCGACCCTTCCACGAAGTCGATCGAGGCAGTTCCTTTGATCGCGAG